TTAAGAGACTTGAAGACAGAATGTTTGATACTTGGATTGCACAGTATGATAATTGTGTCAAAGATTTAAATCCAGCAGTATTATATCCAGATGTATCAACAAAGCCGTTTGATCCGAATGAAGTTCCAGATGTCTTCTCTGTTTGCAAACCACACAATGATGAATATATCGGGGGACCTGTAGCAGGTTATTGTCCAGATTATATGAAGGGAGATAAATAATGATTATCGTATCAATGACAACATGGTCTAAGAGAATTAACAGTTGCAAACCTACTTTGGATTCGATTCTTAACCAGACAGTGAAACCAGACGAAATCGAAATTAACCTAAGTTACGAGCAGTTTCCTCATGGAATGGCAGATGTCCCTCAGTTTCTCAAAGAAATGTCTGTTACTATATATTTCAAAGAGAAAGACCAGAAGGTTTACGATAAGTTCTTACCTACATGGAAGAGACATCAAGGTGAAGATTTCATTGATATAACAGTTGACGACGATTGTATTTATGAACCAGAATATATCGAACAGGTCGTAAAGAATATGGAAGGTAACGATTTCCTTGCGTCACAGGACGATGTTGCTACAGCAGGTGAATGGATGTGTTATCGTTCTACTGTGACAGACAAGATGATTCCGTATTTAACTGACCAGTTAATCGAAGAAACACCACTTGATGACCATACGATTCTGTATTTATTACGTAAAGTCGGAGCAAAGCGTGGCCATAAGGTAGAAGCTAAGGTAATTGACCAGAATCTGGGTTATGGATTCAGAAGATACTGGAATCCTGAAATGGCTGAAGCTGATTGTACCAAGACAGCTTGCGGCTATCCACATAGAGAATATGTTAAAGAACTTAATATCCTTCATAGATATGGAATTGTATGAGACAGAATAATCAGAAAGCTAAGACGAAATTCAGATCAACTAAGAAATGGAAAGACTTTAGAGATAAAGTTAGGCATGAACAGAAAGTTGACCCAGTTACTGGTCAGAAGTTAACTCGTTGTGCGAACCTTCACCATAAGGACCTTGACGAGACGCATTACGAGGATTTGTCGAACGAAGATAACTTTGTCTTTGTCAATCAGCTCACCCACAAAGTTATCCATTGGTTCTTCTCTAAATCGAAGCCTACACAGTGGAGAGAAAGGTGGGAAAGACTGAAACCTATCTTAGAGGATATGGAAAGAATTAATCAGAACTAATTATTTAAACGGGAGTGCATGGATTGGTTCTATTAACCGCCTTTGGCACAGTTGATTCCTATTTACGTCATAACGTAATGTGGGTTCGAATCCCACCGCTCCCGTATCTATCTATAGGCCAATCTGGTAGGTCACATGCTCTGGGCGCATGATGTTGTTGGTTCGAATCCAGCTAGATAGATTAAATAAGGGACCACATGTTCCAAGGCTTGGCGACTGACCTTTGCAAGGTTGGTGGAAGGGTTCGATTCCCTTTGGCTCCATTATTAGCCAGTATGGCAGAGAGGCTGAATGCGCGTGACTGTAGATCACGTCCTTCAATAGGTTAACATCGGTGGTTCAAATCCATCTGCTGGCATAAGGATTATTTATGGCAACAAATACAAAGAAACAAGAAATAAAGAAACCGAGAGATGACAGTAAAGATACGAATGTCATATTGGCATGTATTCTCAAGGAAATGGAAGAGTTCAATAAATACTTGAAGTTCATGGCTAAGCTTGATGCTGTTGATCACGGTATAGAATGGGATAAATAATGAAACTATCTGAATGGTGTGAGCAGAACTTTACACATGTAACGTTCGACGAATATATCGGTAATCTGAAAGTACCAAAGGTTAATGTTGAATTGACCTATGGCTTACTGTCTACAGAAGACAAGAAAGAGTTTCAGAAACTTGTATTTCACCTTGCACCTGTAGGTATTATTGTTGACGATATTTCTGATGAATTCTACGAAGGTAAGATTCTTCTATTGAGAAACCTGTTGACAAAGATGCTCATGGAAGAACCAAACCATAAGTTAGCAGACAGATTCCTGAATATACTAGAGAGACGTGACAAGAACCATTGGGCAAAGGATAAGAAAGTAACAGAGATTAAGGCTGAATCTACTGATGCAAACAATAGTGCACCGTTCAATATAACCTTTACGGTCAAGGAATAATGGATTTACAATTATCTAAATGGCAGAAACAATTTATAGAGAGGTTCGATGATCCTCTCGTTATTGCATGTACGGCTATTTCCGCAGGTAAGACTAGAATATTGGCTACATGGCTTGTATTGCAATGTTTACAGAAGCCGGGAATTAGAGGTATCTGTATCGCACAGAACTATCCTGCATTGACGAAGGTTCTTATACGTGAAATAATTGGATTTGCATCCCAGATTGGTATAACCGTTCATTGGAACTCTTCTGCAAAGGAAATAAGATTCCCGAATGAATCGTTATTATTCTGTTATTCTTCTGAGAATCCAGCATCTATCCTTGGTTTGTCAGAAATCGCGTTATTGGCCATAGACGAAGCTGCATATTGTTGTGAAGAAATTTATAACTATGCTAAGGACCGTATGAGAGGTTCTAAATATCCTTCCATGACACGTTTGATTTCTTCACCTTCTACAATGGACAAAGTGCAGAACTGGTTCTCTAAGGTTGTAAAGGAACATGAAGATTGTGTTATCCATGCAACATACAAAGATAACCCGTTCACATCTGATGAATTCAAGAAAGAACTAGAAGATAGATATATAGTTGGTAGTAACCTCTTCAGACAACAGTGTCTAGGCGAAATATTCGATACCGACATCGCATCGCAAATTATATTTAGACATGAATTTCCAAAGGAGAAACAACATGAAGACGATAAATGTTATTTCGGGTTAGATGTTGCAGGTTTGGGAGCGGATAACGATGCAATGGTTGTTTCTGATAAATTCGGTGTCAAGGAGTATATTGTAAGGAATATACAGGACACGTTCCAGAAAGCTGGAATGATTGATGACCTCTATAAGAAGTATAAGATTTCTGGAGGTAATGTAGATGCTACCGGTGGTTATAGTTTGGGATTGGTAGACGTTATGAAGAGTAAGAACATAACGTTAGGACGTGTTAATTTCGGTCAGAAAGCCTTCAACGAGGACCTATATCCTAATGCTAGAACAGAAATGTATCTTGAAGCTGCGGAGGCCATACGCAAGGGTTTCTGGGTCCCAGATGAGGCAAAGGAAGAGTTCCTTGCTATTGAGTCTACAATCAACAATCGTGGTCAGATAGCACTGGTACCGAAAGACCTCATTAAGAAGCAGTTAGGTCACTCACCTGACCTTGCAGACGCCATTGCATTATCCATTTATGCAAAGAATCACTTTGAACAAATGCCAGAATATAATGCACAGAAGGCATCAGATATAGCAAATAAATATTTACAATACTTTAAGGTATACCATTGATTGATTGTTCTAAATGTAAAGGCCTATGTTGTAGGCACGTAATACCAGAATTATCTAGGGGAGACGGAGTATGCAGGTTCTTTGATGAGGAGACCTGCACTTGTTCTATATATGACCACCGACCAGATATTTGCAATACAGATATAATGTACGAACGTTATTTCTCCAAAGTAATGACCAGAGAGGAGTATGATAGAAGAAATTCAGAAGCATGTGGCCTATTAATATCTAATTATTATTGTAAGAATTAATAAGGAGTTTAATATGGACGTTCGTTCTATAATTAAAGAGGCTGTAACGAGAATTAACCTTGTCCCTCGAAGACAGGCAATTCCGGGTGATATTCAGGAAACAGCCTACCAGTTACTCAAGGGTATTGTAAATAAATATAACTACGATAACCTCTTAAACTTTACACAGAATTCCATTCTTGTCAAGAATTCTGAAATTACTCATATTTATGACGAAGACGACATCGTAAAGGGAAAGAACAACATGTATTTCCCATCGTTACCAGCATTGAATGCCTACGAACCTTCTTCTGAAGATTACGAGAATAATGTATGGGCAATGGTCGAGGGTAATCCAGATACTGTATATATCGTTTATTCGCCTGCTCTTAACGTATATGCATGGCATGCGCAAACAATTTATAACGATAATAGTCAGAGAATTCAGACTATGCGTAATTATATCAAGATGAACCATGTTCAGGTAAGGGATGTCGCTAAGATTAACTCTGTATATCTCGTTACACCAGAGAATGAACCGTTCAACCTCTATAGGGAGATGGAATTCGTACCTGCATCAAGATTCGACAATTATACATACAATTCACCAGTATATACTGTTATAGAGAAATCTGAAGGTGAATGGTTAATGATGATCAAACCGGGAATTGCAATGTTAAATAAGCGTATCAAGATTAATTATAACGAATCTCTGGATTTCGACATTGACAGTGACCTTTATATTCCTGATAACTATACAGAATTGTTAATCGTTGCATTGGCACACAAGTTGGCATTACAATATCCACGTCTTGACGATGCACAGATGGCTCGTCTTGAACAGGAAGTTAGAGTATTGGTTGACAATATCAGAACGCCTAAGGCCATAACCAGAATGGTAATCCGTAATAACTATGACTATTACGGTGATAGAACAATGACAACCCATGAATTATTAACAG